AGAGAGAAAATCTTCTTTTAATAGTGCAGTAATACCTTCACTTCTTGTACTCCATTTCCTTTGTTTAATATCTTCAAACTGAGCACCAATTTGATTTAATTCTTCTCTAGATTTTGAAGGATCAGCCTTCCATTCTTCCATAGCCTTCTGCATATCAGCAGAATTCATTAAATCTAGAATATTTGAGTTTTCAATATTCTGATGATATTTACCACCTTGATAATACTCATTGACATTATTCTGTGCTCTTTTTAAATCTATAGCACCATGTATATCTTGAGCAGCTTGAGTATATTGTTTAGCATAGGTGGAAGAGAAATTCAACCAGAACTTAGATGCGTCTAATGCCTCTTTTTCTTTTTGTTCTAGTATTTCAATCTCTCTTTCTGCTCTGATCTTTGTATTCTGGAACTTAACATCAAAGACATCCCCTTCAAGCTTCTGAAGTTCTTTTCTGTTTTCATTCTCCTTCCTCGACTTAAGTATATCAGAGTCGATAAACTCTTTACGAGTAGCTTCAAATTCTTTGTTATTTAATTTTTGAGCATTGATGATAGTTTTTTGTTGTTCTGCGTAGGCTCGTAAGCCCATATCATTTCTGCTATCTGCCCCTTTGAAAGGCCGTGCCTTAGCACGAACCTTGTAGTTTTTTGCCATAGTTAGTTGTTATGATGCCCAAATGTCTTTGGCTAGTGTTGCTACTGACCCTGCTATACCGGGTATAGCTGCACCCCAGAACGCTTGAGAAGCTGCAGCACGGGATGTATAACCACCTAATATTGGTTCTGGTCCAATATCAAAGTCTTTATCTAATGGTCTAGGATCTTGGAACTCAGCCATTGGTGTTTTGAATGGAACAATAGGCATTGGTAGTTCACCGGGATCTAGCATCTTCTGTGCGAATGCTGCTAAGTTAGCAGAGTATTGGTCATTTTTTATTTCTTCTAGCATTGCTCTGGTATTACGACCAGCACTTGCTATTCCTTCATTAAGCATAGCTACTTGCATACCAAAAGAAGCAAGAGCAGCTTGACTTGTCTTAGCTGCTGATCTTCCGCTTGCACCTGCAGCTCTAGCTTTACCTTCAGCTTGCATATACTGAATCCGTTGCTCTTGAGCATCGAAAGCTGCTTCTGAATTTATCTCATCTAATTGTCTCCATTCACTATCTGCGGCTGTCTTAGCTGCTCTGTCATTAAAATCTATCTGTTCGTCATATAATAGATTTGACTTTGCAAACTGCATGTCTAAGGAATTCTGTTCCATATTCCTAATCTGCAGTTTCTGTATGTAGGATGCAGCATTAGTTGCATCTTTCCATAATGCTACTCTTTTCTCATTCCTTGCCTTTATCTTATTTCCTTCTATTGCCCATTGACGGTCTGCATTGAGTTTATCCCATTGCATATTACGGGCATCTTGGTCATACTTTAGCTGTCTTTTAGCTTGCTGTTTACTTTCTTCAGCTGCTTTGTCAGAAGCTGATTTTCCTGAAAGTAGACCGAATCCTGTCAGTAACAAACTTCCAACATTTATCGCAGTGCTGACTGGATCTGGTGATGGTGAGACAATAGGGGTTGCTGTCATATCTTAAAACCTCTTATAAAATCTTGGTGAATAATTACCTTCCCACATCATTGCATTTAAAGACACAGGGAATGGTGAATCATTAAATATTCTCAATTGGAAGTTTGTTGCTTTTTGATGGATTGGTAATGAGAATACTGACTGATCTTTTAATCCTATATCATTAGCTAGATAGGTATCAGCTATTATAGTAGGGCTAAGATTATACCATTCATCTAAGTAGATGACTATCTCATCTGCACTGTATATCCGAACTTTAACATTCTGTGGTACAGCTGTAGGTACACCACTAGTATTAATAAATACAATGGTTTTGTCTTCAGCTTGACCTGATATCTTGTAGTCAGTATTTAATGTTTGTGTTGTATAGACACCACTACCTGAACTTGTTTCTTTTTGAACAACTATCTTACTCATATCTGTTCTATCGAAAGTCCAAGTAAAAGTATGTGCTCCACCAGATCCAGTATTATTAAATACTTGTTGAGGTACGGTTGTTATATTTATAGTTGTATCATTCTTAAAAGTGAATCCTGTGATCTCCTCATTATTAACTCTGACTTTAATCTGGTCTCTATCTACATATGAGATCTCCTCCTCAACCCAGTTAAAATCGCCTACAGCAGCTGGAGATAGAGGATCTAGGTCATAGCCTACATATTTCTTTTCGCCCTGTCTGGTGCCCGTAGACTTAAGTTTAAAGCCCATCACACCTGATAGACCAACAGCAAATTTCATTCTAGCTACAGTTAAAGAAGCAGTGAAATCTGAAAGTTTCTGAGCTTCATCAGTTCTGACATATGTCTTAGGTAGTATAATGTCTAGATCATACTTCCATCCAACTATAACATTATCTTCTTCAGGTTTAAGGTTCTTACCTTCTACTTTAAAGTAAGGATCACTTCCATCATCTGTAACTACAGTAGGTGTAGTAGTAAATCCAGACTCAGTAAACTGACCTGTAGCTGTAGTACCTTTAATAACTATGACAGGAGTTAATCCTGTAACATTATTCCAAGGTATATAGCACTTAGAGAATCTATTTGTAGAATCCCAATCTACCTTCTTATTAGCAGCTGAATTTTTTGCTGCAGTATATAAATCCATACAAGGATTAATTCTACTACCATCATTATTAACTATGATAGCGTCAGAAGGACTCTGACTTAAACTTGCTACGCTTAATGTAAACTGACTACCTTGTTTAGTAACAGCAAACATATCGTCTGAATCAACAGCTACTGTTTGAACTGTACCGGGCAGTTCCCAATTAAACCATGCTTCAACTAAGTTCTCTTTACCATCACTATATGTACGGTAAAAATAAACCTTTCTATCTGATTGACTAGACAATACCAAGAATTGATTTTGTGGACTAGCAATAAACGTATCTATTGTAGCTGGAACCCACTCATTTACAACTCTTCCAACGTCTAATACTTGTGGGTTCTCGTCTTGACCACGTGTGACCATTCCGAATATCCTAGTGTAAGCTGGAGTTTTACTTATGAAATTAATATTAGTTCCCATATCAACTGGATCTACATCTGTATCCATCTCATAGTTAGAAATAGTTCTGATATTAGATGTTGTTGGTGTCAAGACTCCATCAGCAGCATTCATGAGAAATTGTTGATTCTTACTAAATAGGATTAAACCCTGTGTAGTAGGTATCACACCATGCAATGCAGCAGGTCGGATTGACGAACAGCTTATATCTACTGGATCAGCATCTGTAACTGTTTGAGCAGATGTATGATATAGATTGTAGAAATCCTGTGATTGACTCATAGATACGTTATCTTTAGATAAGAATCCGAGTCTGTTGTTATGGAAAAATGCTTGTTGTATTTTAGACCCTACAAAGCTAGGGTGTGAATTAGTTAAATCATCTCCTACTGTTCTAGGTTTCCACGCTATCTTTTGAAATGTGAAAGTATTAGTAGAATTGTTAACTAATTCATGTGGCATAGTTGTATCAGTTAAACCTGTAGATTTTGTAGGGTCTATTGTTTCTTCCCAATAACCTCTACCAGAAGTTCCATCTTCTGCTACAAATTTAGCAAAGTATGTATCAGCAGCTACAGCAGTATTTATTATCTTAACTACTCTACCATTCTTAGATTGAAATGGTAACTGAGATACATTATCAACTTGATCTTGAAGTACATTTAATTTACTATTAGCTGAACCACCAGAACAAGTAATTTTAAAAGCAGTATCTGTACCACTTACTGTTCTCTTTAATTCTAAAGAAGTAGAATATTTAGTTACAGTTAATCCTGTTATACTTAAACCATCTATACGAGTTTTTAATTCAGCTAGTAGTCCATCGTATGTTTGTGTAGTTGGTGAATCATACTCTGTAATACTACCAGAATTACTACCATCAGAATCACTAATAGTAACATTAAATTTTCCAACTGGAGTATCACTTAGTACTAGTGTAGCTTCAGATTTAGCAATGAAACTAGGAGCAGCTATAGTAGTAACTGTATGTAAGTTATTAGTTATGATAGATGTATCCTGTACTGTTAATACATCATAGTTTGTACGTGCTCCTGTAAGGTACGCCTGTGCTCCTGTACCGTAGTTAACAGTACATGCTACCCCAGTAGAAGCATTCCAGATATCTATGTCTCCTGTACTGCCTCCGGCTGGTTTGATGCAGCCTATATATTTTTCATCATTATCTCTGTGTATATAGAACCACTTAGCATTATCGTAAGTAGTTCCCGTACCTAAATTAGCTACCCATTTAAAACCCGGTCTCTTAGTAAGACCGAAGGTAGGATCAGGGTAGCCATTTAAGCATTCTCTTACTTGGTTCGGTAACTTCTTATCATCGGATTGTCTAGAGACTCCCCCTAAATAGTTACTCACTCGTTGAGTAATAGCTGCCATTATCTTTTCAGTGCTTGGAATGGTTGATAGCTTTGATAGTAATTCGTTTGACCTTGGGGATGACCAAAGAATGTATACTGACCTTGTTGTGTTTCATACTCTAAAGCTAATGCTCTTAGGTATGATTCTTGTTGTTGGAGCATTTGGTATTGTGTAGAATCTCCAACTATTCTTTGTGATACTAGAGTAGCAGCTCTACCTGTTATGAAGTCTTGTACTGGTTGAGGTATATCTACCCAATCAAACTCGTATACTACATCACATTCTATTTTATCTTCTGTCCATTTATCTGTATGATGTGCTTTATCATATAGTCTGCCATTTCTACGAATAGCATCATACTCCATATTAGCTGAATTTTCTGTCAACTTAAGTTGAATTATATTGTTAGGTATATTTATATAGTCATCTGTATCAGGAATAAATTCAACATGATACTCCTTATTGAAAGTCCAGCCTTCAGCTTGAACTTCTCTTGATACCTGTAGCAACGTATCGTATGCTATCGCAACGTCTGGGTTGGTAGTGTCCAACGTGGTTACAGGAGCCTGACCACATGACGACAGGATTTGATTTATAGCGGGTAATTCTTTTGTAGCGTTAGTGGTAGGAAAAGGCATGATTATAATTTGTAAATAAAAAAGGGAGCCGAAGCCCCCTTATATGTGCATAGATAATATATGTAAATATTAACCGTTTGCTGGATATGTTGCACCGAATGCAGCGTTGCCTGTTGAAGCTGGTGCAGCACCTGCTAACAATTCAACACAAGCAGCTGGGTTGAGGAAATCCGCACCCATTGCTAAGCGTCCGAGAATAACGTCACCTTGGTAGACCACTGAAACATCCCCACTAGTAACTTGTACTTGAGGACCGATAGCTTCTACTACACCTGCAGCTTCCTTTTGGAAGATAAGTCCACAAGAGTTAGCGAAGTCAGAATGGTTTCCGTAGTTGTTGTTAATACCAGTTACAGAAGCACGACCGTCTTCTAGACCGCCCCACTTAGATGCATCAGTATTACCGATGAAGGAACCTACATTTCCGGGTGATGTAACACCGGGGTTTGCAGCTCCAGCTGTACCATAGAGAGTACCATAGTTACCGAAGAATGGGATGTTCATTGACTTGTAGATCTTGATACCTGCAATTTCAATGATTCCGTTTCCTTTCTGTAAGGAGTCTCCCTGCTCGTCACGGTTAACTAGACCGCTAGAACCTACAGCTTGGATCAATTCGTAATATTGGCGAGGGTTTAATACACCCACTCTGCCTTCAGTACTGATCCCTTTCTCGTCTAGTGCAGCAGCGGCATCATAGAATCCGTTGATTAAACACTCAGAGTCATAGGCTGCGGTAGCGTTAGTAACACCAGATCTAGTAAGTTGGATCTGTGTTCCACCGGGTTCTACAAAGTCTGTCTTAGAGATAGGTGATGCTTGTCTAGCTCCCTTTGCAATTGCACGGAAGATAAGTCTGTCATACTTCTCAGCAAGAGCGTATCCAATCTTCTTGGAAATCTCTCCTCTCAACTCATAATGAGCAAGTGTCTCGTCTAGCTCGTATACGAAGGCTGAACTAATGAGTAGATCATCAATAGTTATAGTCTTCTCAGCTACTGGAGGTGCTCCATCTGAGTTACCGAGGATAGGCTTACCCGGAGTATGGTACTCAGCAGTTGTTCTACCTGTGTAGATGAACTGCATACTCTTACCGTTTTTAAGAGTTCTTTTTTGTACTAGATCTCTAGCGATTGCATTGTTCTGAAATCCTTTAAACATCTCGCCCGAAAAGAGCTTGAGGTAAAGGGCTCTGGCATCATTAGCAGAGTTCAGTTGACCCGGACGGGTTAACGACGTAGCTGTACCAGAGGCATTTTGATGTGCCATTGATTTATGTTATTTAAAAAATAGATATTGCTTTCTTCAGCTGAAATTTTTTGATCATTTTGTGTGGTCTTTCCCACCGTCTAGACGGCTAATGGGTATCTGTCGTAACAGGCCAAGAGCCAATTACAGAGAAGTCCGACACTGAGGTGCTTCTCTGCTATTAAATTTAT